CAATTAATTATTTTAATCTTAATAATTGTATATACTAAGGATAATATCATGTCAAGAAAAGATCAAGCAAAGGCGTTATACATACAGGGCAAGAAACCTCAAGAGATAGCAAAGAAATTAGGATATAAAGCAAAGACAGTAAGTGAGTGGGCTTCTAGGGAAAATTGGATGGGGAAAAGGCAGGAAAAAGCAGAAAAACTAATAGAGAGTTTTGATAAGCAAATAGAAGAACTTACTATAAGTGCTTTGAAAGCTTTACAAGAGGTTTTAAATGAGGGTAAGCATGGGGATAGGGTGTCGGCTTCCAGAGTTATTATGGACATTTCAGGGCTTAAGAGAGAGAAGAAAGATATTGATTTGACAACCGGTGGAATTGAAGTTATAATTAACCAAGTACCGATTAAGTAGGAGGAATAGAATGTATTTAAACGAATGTAAACCATATCAACCATCAGAAGAAGATTGTGCTTTACAAAGAATTAATCAATTAAAGCAAGCCAAGAAGGATGCTTCACATTTATTTGATAAGGTGGCTTTTAACACAGAGTTACAAAAATGCATTGATATTCTTAAATTTAGAGATTGATTTTTAAAATAAATGATAGTGCCTTGCTAATATTGGGCACTATCATTTATTGGGTAAATTTTAATAAAAATTTACTAAGAATTTTTAGCTTTTTTGAGTTCTGAAGAATAGCGCTTACCGTAACTGATAATCGTTTTTACATCCTCGGTTAATCCTTCAATGGAATAAATACCATGAGTCCGTCCCCATCTATATTCGGGTTTGGATTCGTATTCAATCTTTGAAGTTTCGGGCAACGAAGCCGGCATGAAATAAAGTTTTATTCTCGCTTCACCTCTTAAATATGCGATTATACGATTGTTATAAATAATTCTCGTATATTGTACTTTTCCCGTTTTACTATCAAAAAGGTTATTTACCGTACATCCATCTTGAAGAGCATGGAAGATAATATCCTTTTTAATTTGTTCGCCCTTGGCTCTTAAATTATCGAAATTCATTTCTTCACCTCCTTTCGATTTATCTAATATAGATATAGTATAAAAATATGGGAAAGTCAAATTTTTAATGGAAAGATATGTATGAATTTTGAAGATATATTCCCGGGCTTCTCACAACCCCCTCAAGACACGTTTAAAAAAGAGTTAAGGGATAGAATCAAAACTACAATTATAAGGGCTAAAAGAGGCTGTAAACAGTCTTTCATTGAGGAGTTGGCCAGAGATTATATAAGATTGAGTAAGGAGTTATAAAATTTATTAAAAACGTCTCTTAAATATTTAAGATACAATATCACAACAACATAAGTAAAATTTAGTTTTGAGTGATGTAATCTAAAATCCACTCCTTTATAATCTCGGCATGGCATTGCTTTGGAGCACACCAACAAAACAATCTGAGTTTATTATATTTTGAATAAATATTTACGAGTCGAAGCAACTCTTTGTAAATTTTATCCTTTTCCTTATTATCAATTAACCAATTTGCATAATTGACACATACCTGATGCCTTTGTGATTCATCTTTCATATAGAAAGGATTACCTAAAATATTCCTTCTATCCACAATTATATCATATTCGTGGATGGGTTTATGATTTCGCAAATTCATTATTATAATCATAAAATTTCTCCTTATTTAAGATAATATCATAATCATGCGAAAAATAGAGTTTAATTTTAAATATCCTGAAAAATTACATTCAGCTTTAATAACAAATAAAAGATATACGGTTTTAAAAGGTGGAAGAGGTGGGGGTAAGTCTCATTTTATAGCTCGTAAGCATTTAGCGAGAAGGTTGTATGAAAAAAGGGATTTGCTTTGTGTTAGGGAATATCAAAGGAACTTAGAGCAATCAAATTATAAATTATTTAAGATACTCATAAACCAATATAATTTACCTTTTGATATAAGAGCTGATAAGATTATCTCAAAAACTACAGGAGCGGAGATAATCTTTGAAGGTATGAATAATTTAACAGAACATAATATTAAGAGTTATGAAGGTTTTCATGACGCTTGGATAGAAGAAGGTCAGAAATTTAGCAGGTCATCGTTTCGTTTACTCGATCCAACAATCAGGGAGGAGGATTCCCATATTGATGTAACAATGAATCCTTTATATGAAGATGATGCTGTATTAGACGAGATAGAATCCATTCATTATGATGATTGTTTAATAATACATTTGAATTATGATGAAAATCCATTCTGTCCAGCCTCTTTAATTAAACAGGCTAACAATTACAAAGAACATAAACCCGATGAATATAAACATATATTCTTAGGTCAACCAAAGAGTGGTTCAGGGCTTAAAGTTGTTAAAAATTGGTCTATTGAAAACCAAAGAAATGTACCATATCTTAAAGATTTACCTATAATTGTAGGAATGGACTTTAACCGTGATCCTATAGCATGGGTGTTATGTCATAAGGATAGTCAGGCTTTATATTGTTTTGATGAATACGTACGGGAGAGCACCTGGATAAGACCATGTATCAAAGAACTCTTAGATATATATGAGAATAATGAGGGTGGGTTTATTATATGTGGCGATGTTACAGGCAATCAGTTAAGAAGTGAAGGGGAGGGGAGTTGTTATATAGAGGTTTATAACGAGTTTATCAGACGTGGGTTTAAACAAATAACAGCTCATGAAATTGAAGCGGGGGAATATTATAATGAAAATAAAGGATGTTATTTACCGACTAAAGAAGGCAGGTATTTTGCTTTTAACCTTTCCGGTGCTAATCCCTCTCGGTCTGCAAGGTTTAATTGTTTTAATAATCGTGTTGTTGATGAATATGGCGTAAGAAATATTTTTGTTAATGTTGCCAAATGTCCATGGTTGTATTATAATATAAAAAATCTCAAACAGAAACCCGGATCAAATAAGTTTGATATACCAACCCTTACACAGGTAAAAAATGATCCTAGTTTCACAAATGAAATGAAATATTTAGGTCATTCATATGATGCCATAAGTTATATAGTTTATAAATATTGGGGGATAGAAAAATTATAAAGTTAAAAGAAGATTAAGTAGAAGTAATTTTAATTATGATATTATTATCAGAGTAAATGATAGATGGAAATGTAAGGATGAATTAATTATATGAGAGCTCAGATTTTTACCAATAAAGGTTGGTTATAGATGATATGGGTACAAATACATTTGATGAATTATTTAATGAGGGGGAATAAAATAATGAAATATATAGCTTGTGCTTTGTATAATTGTTTTTTATTAGCTGTTTTTACTTATAGTGTATTTGTACTCGGACATTCCGGGTGGTGGTTTTTACTTATGGTATGTTTATTTTTTCGCACTAAAGAAACAGAATGAAAGTATTAATTCTAACAAGACAACTTAGAGATTTTCCTGAAGAAAAAAAATTAATAGATCAATCGAGCATAATTAAAATATCAGTCAATCATACACCCTGTAAAAGTGATTACAGAGTTTTTAGTGATTACGATAAATGGCACGAATATCAATGTGAAAATTACATAAAAAGGAAGGAAAAGCTAATAACTCAATATGCGGGTATTTTAGTATTGCCTCGTTATATATGGATGTATTATAAACCAGTTAACTATCCAAGTTTACATAATGATAAAAATGATATTATAAAGGATCATAAAAAAGGTAATTTTGAAGAATTGTTTTATTATGGCGGTTCAATTATTCCATCAATTGATTTAGGGATCAGATTGGGTGCAACAAAATTGCTTATAATAGGTGATAATAAAGTTTATTATGAGAAGTTCCAAAGACATATTAGAGAATCAATAGAAAAGCTAAAGGTTTATTGTGATATGTATTGCTGGAGGCAAGATAATAATTTTAACTTACCATATGAAAATTTAGCTAAATTTTTACAAGGAGAATAATAAATGCCAGGATCAAATTTCACGTATGGACGGTACACTACAGCCGGGGCTTTGGCCAAGGCCATAGACGACGCTATAACAAGTGGTGTATTGGGTGGTACGCCATCTGATAACTCTGTAACAAGTGCTAAAATTGTTAACGGTTCTATTGTAAACGCAGATATTAACGCAAGTGCAGCAATAGCTCATTCAAAGTTAGCCGCTATGACATCGGGTTATATACTTGTAGGTAATGGTTCAACTGTACCAACTGCGGTAGCGGTTAGTGGTGATATAACCATGGGTAATGATGGAACGGTTGCTATAGCATCAGGCGTTATTGTAAATGCTGATATTAACGCAAGTGCAGCAATAGCACACTCTAAATTAGCAGCTATGACCAGTGGTTATATACTGGTGGGTAACGGTTCTACCGTTCCTACAGCCGTTGCAGTCAGCGGTGATGTAGCTCTCTCTAATGCGGGTGTAGCTACCGTAACTGATTTAACAATTTCAAGTGAAGCTCAAGGAGATATTTTATATAGAAATGCTTCAAATTGGGTAAGATTAGCGGCTGGAACAGCCGGACAAGCACTTGTGACAGCAGGGGCAGGCTCTAACCCATATTGGGGTATTCCTTCAACTACAATAGCCTCTAAATTAACAAGTTCGTTTGAAATGGAAAGCGGAACTTATGATATAGCTCATAGTGTAACCACTCAGACAAGTTCAGCACCAACCTTAACAATACCAGACTTTGCGGGCGTAAATGACACTTATGCTTTTGTTACATTAGCCCAGACATTGGTCAATAAGACTTTATCCAGCCCAACTTTAACGACTCCTAAGATTGTAACAACCGGTTCGATTAACGATGCTGGAGGAGACGAATATTTGAAGTTTATAGAGTCTACCACACCTGTTAATTATATACAGATAACAAATGCCGATTCAGGTTCTCCGCCTCGTTTACAGGGAGCAGGTGAAACAAATACTGATTTGTTATTACTAGGAAGCGGCACAGGCAACGTTTATATAGCTGATGCAGCCGATGTTACAAAAGATGTTAATTTTGAATTAAACGGTGCAACTACAGCTAAAACAACTACACTGGCTTTTGTCCAAACAAATGATAGGACAATTACATTCCCTGATGACAGTGTAACTCTGGCATCCGTAACCGGCACAGAAACATTAACTAACAAAACATTAACACTTCCAAAAATAGCAACTGCCGGTGCTATATGCGATGCTGGCGGTGATGAATATCTTAAATTTGTAGAATCAAGCACACCGGTTAATTATATTCAAATAACCTCTGCCGATACAGCGACAGCACCGAGAGTGCAGGCAGCAGGAGAGACAAATGTTGACCTTTTATTGATGGGTTCAGGAACCGGTGATGTTTATGTAGGAGATGCAGCAGACCCGACAAAAGATGTTCAATTTTCATTAGTGGGAGCCACAACCGCCAAGACAACAACATTAACATTCGTACAAACCGACGATAGGGCCATTACATTCCCTGATTTTGATGGTACATTGGCAACAGTAGCTGGCATAGAAACTTTGACAAATAAAACATTAACTACCCCTAAAATAGCAACGACTGGTGCTATATGCGATGCTGGCGGCGATGAATATATAGTTTTTGTTGAAGATGCTACTCCAGTTACTTATTTACAGGTTACATCGGCAGGAACAGGGGCAGCTCCTAAACTGTCAGCAGCAGGAGAGACAAATGTTGATTTATTGCTTACAGGCAACGGCACCGGTAATGTATATATAGCCGATGCAACTGATAATACCAAAGACCTTAATTTCGAATTAAACGGGGCCACTACAGCCAAAACAATGACGATTATATCTAGTCAAACAGATGATAGAAGTTTAACTCTTCCAGATGCTACAGATACATTGGTTGGTAAAGCTACAACGGATACATTTACTAATAAATCTTTTGATTGCGATGGTTCAGGAAATGTATTAACAAATGTTAATGCAAATGAACTTGATCCATTTACTTTAGGTGGAACAGCAGCTTATGGTATTCCTTTTGTGATAGCGGTAGAAGTGAATGATGAAGTAGCCCCGGTAGATATATATGATGGTAATGCTCCATTTAATTTTGAGATTATAGATGCATGGAGCGTCAATAAATCAGCGGACGGCGGGACTTGGAAATTAAGCGATGCAGCAGGTGGTAGTGGTAATTCCATTACTGATGTTGTAACTACAGCAGCAAGTGACACAGATATTGACAGAATAACCACTCTTGATGATGATTATACAACGGTTGCCGCAAACGGTGATTTGTGTATAGAAACTGATGGTGCTGTTGATGCTGTTATTTACATTTCCTGTTTAAGAACAAATGCATAATATATAATAAAAGTTAAAGGTTTTTTCCCGCTTATAAAGTAGCTCATTAGGTATAGAGGGGGTTATCTTTAACGAAATAAAAAGGAGAAAAAACATGTTACAAGAAGCTAAGGCAAAATTTTTTGATTTACAAAGGGTGATTGAAACTAAACAAAATGAATTAAACCATTTAATTGATTTGAGAGTGGGTTTAGTTCAACAAATAGAACGATTGGAAAAAGAACCTGTTGAAGAAGGTTTAAAAGATGAAGAACCTATAACAGCGTAATATTAAAATTGAGGGGTGTAATCACCCTTCTCCTTTAATGTTAAGTAATTCAGGGTTTTCATATATGTTACCTATGATTTCTATGTTACTGGAATCAGGTGAATCAATTACAAATTTATTATTTGTTTCTGAAAAGATAAATTGTAGATAAAAATCATCCCATTTACATATAAAGGCATGTGGGTTTTTGAAATGAAGGTTATTTGAGATAATTACTATATCCCCTTCATAAATAAGATTACCTTCTGAATCTTTTAACCCTGTACACTGCATAAATATATAGTAATCATCTTCAAATATTTCATTTAAAAGACACATATAATCTTTAATACAAAAGGCATCTATTAGTTTTTTCTCTTCGATGTCCCACGCTCTAAATTTAAATCTATTATTCATAATTAATTCTCTGATTACTACAATTAAAATTATATCACATAAAGTAAAAATAAGGTGAAAGATGTTAGAATCAATCGAGCTTCTTGAAGATCGTAAACCAAAGAGTTTAACTCCATATCAATTAGATATGTTAGCGGGTAAAATATCTGATAAATATGATAATTGGAGAGAGGCGGCACAAGAGCATTTAACAGAGATTAAAAAGATACGCAAGTATATATATCAATCTCAAAAAGGGGAACATTCAGAAGGCGATCCGTATGCTTTACCAACTATTTATAAGCTTAATGAAACTCTTATAAGTCTTATAAAAGAAAATGTTTATGCTACTAATGCGGGTATTTTTGACGCTAAGGGTGATGATGAACAAAGCGATGAGACTGCTAATTTACATAAATGGGATATCGTAAGAGATTTAGAGAAGATACATTACAAATCTGAAAAGGCTAAAGCTTTCTTAAAGAACTTTAATGAATCTGGTGAAATGATAGCTCTTGTTGGATTGACTACAAAGACCGTTAAAAGGAAAACAGAAATAGAAGTTCCTCAGACTGAAATAGGTTTGATGGGTGAAGAGGTTACCACTAATGTTTTAAAAGTGGGTTTAATGGACGTGGAGACTTATGACGGAATAGAGGTTTATCCCATTAATTCTGAAGATTTTGTATTTGATACAACTAAATTAAATAGGTTTGACAATTCCGTATGTGGAAAGATTATTAGGAAATGGTTATCTTATGATGAGATAGTTGATAATAAAGCTTATGAATTACTTTTTAAAGATAAATACGGAAAAGAAACAAAAGAATATTTAAAACAAAGTATTAAAGATCAAGAGCCAAGCTTTGATATGTTAAGGGAAGATACCGGCATTAGAAGTGTAACTAGAGATATATTCGATGGTGATCAAGTAGAGGTATTGGAATATTGGGGTAATATTACGGTAGATGGTAAAGAACTTAAAAATTATTTAATTACTGTGGCTGGAAACAGAGTTATCCGTTGTGAACCAAACCCATATTATAATAATACTATTGTTTATTATGCTCATGGGGTTCATCCTGGTTATAAAAGAGGTATATCGCCTTTACGTGTTGCTCTAAGGTCAGCGGACATCACAAGTAATATTGTGAACGATATCGTTTCCGCCATGCCTTATATCGCTAATCCGGTGGATTATATACCGGAAGGTACTATAATTAATAAAAAGTACAAGCCGCCACCAGGCGGCCATATAGAATATTCAGCTGATTTAGCAAAAACCCCTCCCGTCATAAAAGATGTTAGTGGGGTTTTAAAAGGTTTTGAATTAATAGAGTTTTTCAGCAGGCAAACAGAGGGTGCAGTAGGTGTTTCTACAGCTATGATGGGTCAACCCACAGAAGAGAAGAAAACAGCTACAGAAATTAAAGCCATGCAGGTTGGCGGGTCTATTAGAACAAGTGATTTAATAGATGAGATTAAACAATTTAATGTCGCTGTTATAGCTAAGATTGCTGATTTAAAAGTTAACTTTGAAGATGGCGATAAAGAGATGGGCGTTGAACAAGGCGATGGTAGGATTAAACAAGAGGTTATAACTGATGATATCAGGAATGGAAGGTATCGTTATACTTATATTGATTCCAAAGCTACTATGGAGCGTCAGGCGCAAATGAAGGATATTCTTAAATTATTAGAATTAATATTTAAGATAAGCCCTTATGTAGTTGATGCTAAAGAAATATTTAAATACGCCCTCATGGAAACCGGTATGCAAGATGTCGAGAAGTTTATTAATAAAGATAAATTAGAGGAAGGCATAAGACAGGTTCTAAAACAAAATGACATAAAGGATAACCCTAAAACTATAGAAATGGCTAAAGTTAAAATAATAGAATATTTACCTGAATTGACGGAGATGATAAAGCAAGATGAACAAAGAGCACTTGTTGAAGAGACTATGGCTAACGAAGGAGTACGAGGAATGTCTCCCGATATTCAAAGAAGAAGTCTACCGGTTGGCGGGGGGATGTAATCCCGACGTTATAGCGGGTATGAAGAGAATAATACAGATGCCGGAAGAAGCATATAAAGAACTTAAAGAGATTTAATCTTTTATAAAACCTCATTCCAATTAATTTTTTCATCCCAAACATAAGGTAAATATTCCCCACATTCAGAGCAATAACAACCTTTACGCTGGGGGTAATCAAAAACAATTATTTTAAATATAAAATTACAATGTTTACATTTAATAATTGGGGTTTCTTCTATTTTTATATAAGGTTTTTTCACTTGTTTGCTTCTTCCTGTGTAACAGGTTGTTTAAGCCATTCGACAACTTTTTCTTTTAATTCCTCATGATTTTTATACACACCCCCATCAAGCCCTACTAACCATTTTTTTGTGATATGTCCATCGTTTGATTCAGTGTAAATTTCAATTACATTCAGTACTGAAAGTTCTTCCATATTCATTTTTTTTATTCTTTTAAAGTTGTTCATTTATACACCCTCTGTTATTTTCATTACTGTCTACCCCCGGTGATTCATAAATATTACCTATGATTTTAAATTTATCATTGGGATATATAGATAAGTGTGAAGGTAAATTGCATCCCGCGCCTATTTCAAAACAAATAAGTTCTGAATTATAAATTACTATAGATGGGTATAATTGTTTTGATTCTACTATATCCCCTTCATAAATAAGATTACCTTCTGAATCTTTTAACCCTGTACACTGCATAATTTCTATATCCATATCGTTGTAACAATCACCGTCTTGACCTACGCCTATAACTTCCATTGAGATTCCGTTATTAGCGGTTATTAAATGATGGTCTGTTATAAAACAACCCTCTCTGTAATCCCAAACTCTAAATTTAAATCTATCATTCATAAATTATACCTTATATTAAATTACAAATAAATTATATCACACAATCTAAAGGAGTCAAACCATGCCAGGAACAGATAAAGATCAGACAAAACCGGAAATTAAAGAAAACAACTTTGACACAGAAGATCATTACAATGACACGATTAAAGAGATACTCGAAGCAACCGATACGGAAGCTAATTCCAGACAAGAAACGGAAATAAAAGAAGAACCCGAAGAGAAGGAAGAGGATAAAGAAGAGCCTGAAAAAGTTTTAGTTGAGAAACCAGAATTCCCAGACGAAAAGAAAGAGGAAGAGGGAAATAAAGCTTTAGAAATTCTTGGAAAAACTCCTGAAGAAATAGACGAAATAATCAACCAAAGAACTTTAGAAGCCGTCAAAAAGCATGAAGATACTTTAAAAGATTATTATGAGTCCCAAAAAAATGAGATGAATATACATGCTCAGATGGGACAAATAGAGCAATTATATAATCAATATGAGCAATCCGTTGTTCATATCGATCAAATGTTAAATGATGGTCAAATAACGGCGCAACAATATAAAGAAGCCGTTAATATAGCCGTTAACGATATGAATTATCTTAAACAGAACTATTACCGATTACAACAATATAATCAACAGGCAGAATTACCAAAAATAAAACGTTTAAATGATGAATTTTACCAACAACTAGAAGGTAATTTACCAGAATTTAAAGACCCAATTGTTAATAAATATGCTAAGAATCTTAAAGAGAAAATATTTGATGTCGGTGGTATCGACATGGCTAAAGGCGGATTTACTGATTATGTTAGAGATTTCATTGCAGCGGCAGTGCAAGAAGGTGAAATAAGGGGTTATCAGAAAGTTAAAAATGAATTGCAAAAAAGTAATGCAAAGGCAAAAGCAAAATCAGCCGTTCAACAAGGTGGAAATATATCTTCCAAATCACCCATAAGAACGGCGGAGGATATAGATAATGCAAGCGTGGATGATTTATTTAAATTCGTACTTAATTAAAAGGAGTCAATAAATGAGTAAATACGATCAATTGATAAGGAAGGTATTGAACGAGACTGTTCAACCTTTACTTGAAAGAAAATTAATTTTAGAAAACCTTGCCACTACTGAATATGAAGGTGAGATTACAGGCAAATCCGGTGGGGATACCGTTACTGTAATTTATGGTAGTGATGTAACTCTTAGAACTTACACTAACGGCTCTCAATTAACCTATGATCAGCCTGTCCCATCAACTCATGATATTAGGGTGGATACAGGTAAATATTTCGTTCATACTTTAACATCCGTTGAAGAAAAACAAATGGGTACAACTAAAGCCGGGGCTCTTATGAAAGACCTATCTCATAGGGCAGCCTATCAATTTGCTAAAGCTATTGAGGACGATATAGCAGGGCTTTACACATCAGCCGGTATGATTATTGATACCAACGGTCATTATACAAACGGCGGTGCTGATATTTCTAACGCTTCAGCATTAAGCATAACTTCAAGTAATGTATTCGAATTTATGAATGATATGCAAGTCTTAATGGATGAAGCTGATGTTCCACCAGAAAATAGGTTTGCTGTACTTCCTCCGTGGATGTGTGGAAAACTTAACCTTGACGATAGAAATGTTTACACTGAAAAAATGATTGATAACCAGAACAGTGGAAAAATTAAGTATCCTGTTTGTGGTTTTGAAATTTTTAAATCCAATTCAGTAAAAACAAGTTCCACAACTTACTATCCGTTATTCGGTGTCAAAAAGAAAGCTATTGCGGTAGTGAGACAGATAAATCCAAAAGCAGAAGATGCCACCAGACCAGATTACTTTGAATCAGCTCAAAAAATGTTATTATTGTATGGCGTAGATTGCCACCGCTCGGACATGTTAGCTTGCGGAGTTGTTTCAAAAGGTAGTGAATAATAACGAAGAGCCGATGTAGCTCAATGGCAGAGCAACCGCCTTGTAAGCGGTATGTTATAGGTTCAAGTCCTATTATCGGCTTTTTCTTATAGCTTAAAAATAATTATTTGTTAGTTATAGATACCCAATATTTGCAATGAGAGCAAGAAATAAAAATCTCTAGCAATAACTTTCTATTTTTAGGCTTTTAAGTTTCTCAAATAAATCTTTTATAAAAGTATTATAACATAGGAGAATATAACATGGCAAGAGATGAAATAACTCTCAATTATATTGATGAGACAAATATAACAAGTGGTGTGCTTGATTTAACAACAGCACAACAAAATATCACCGTAGCAAACGGCATTGCAATTACTGATGGTTGCGAGTTCCAGAATAAACCCATTTTACTTTATGTATTCCAGGATTCAGGTGGGGAACTCGATCTTTATATAAGACCGGGTTCTAAACTTTCAAGCAGGACTGCATCAGCTCAACCCAATGCATTAAGAGGTGGTGCAACTGTAGCTATTCCGAATAATAAACAATGTTTAGTTCAAATATCTGATACATCAAGATTCTCTCAATCAGATGTAGAAGATTATGACGGTAATAGTGGAAACGGCGGGGAAATTTTTATTGATTTTGAAACTGGTTTTGACGGTTCTAACGCTTATATTACAGCGGTAGCAGCAGGTACAGCATTTACAGCATAAATATAATTGCCTACATTGAGATAGCTTATAATTTTCGGCAAGAATCATGCGCATGGTTTAAGTGTTGGTAGCAAACGACATTGAATATTGATTAATCAAAGACCAAC